CATTGCATCACCTCCAATAATCTATTGTAAAAAACGTCGAAATGTGTTAGAACAAAATGGAAATATATTTGAAGGAGTGGTTTTATGCTAAATTATACTTTAGGAACGATAGAAGCTTCTGAAGCCTTGATCAAAGATTTATATATTGATTTAAGAGCAAAAGTTAATGCATGGTCAAAAATAACTCAACAAACGCCTCAGGCACGTATGGGATATGTTGGTCAGCATTTGGTGAGTGTCGTAACAGGATATCCTGGCGGAAAATCTGGTGCTCGTGGTTATGATTTAGTTATAGATGATGAAAGACATGGTGAAATTAAAACTTGTTATAGAGTCGATCAATTAGGGTCTTGTAATGCTTGTGGTGCAGTTGTTTCAAGTTTAGAAACGGAATGTGCTGTATGCGGCTCTACAAGCATTAATAGGAAAGATGATTCGAAGTGGTTAATAGCAATCCGAAACAATGACGAGTTTGCAAAGTTATTGGATCCTTACAGATATTACTTTGTTCTTTTTGAATTCGAATCCATATATGATAGCAACAACAACGACATTATTGCATCAATATGGGAAGTTGACCCAAAGAGTAAAGGGTTTGCGTACTGTATGATTGACTATTATCTCAATATTCGTTCACAGTCAACATCTAAAGCACCGTTTAACATGTGGCCTCATATGCTAAAATTCGCATTAACAGAACCAACTTTGATTTACAGATCAAAAATCACAAATGATGGCAATATAATCACCGATGTATTCCCATCTAAAAACAATACTTATTCAGATGTACTACTTCCTTTAAGTTCATATTCTGGATCAACTACCATAAGTGTAGCTAACATTAAAAATGTTATTAAAAAATACAGCCCATCTGCTCGTGTTAATGGATTAAATAAAGAAAAGCTATTGCAATTATTAGAAGACATAAGGAAAACTAATAATATAACCAATGCCGATCTATGCAACAAATTCGCGGATGAAATATATTTGCCTAAAATCGTTTTGAAAAAAGCAGATATACCACTATCGTTACGCTCACAGTTTATCGATTTAAGATAATTATAATAGCGTCATCTGTCTACATGCTAATCGTTCTAACGACTTTTCGTAATACTCTTGTTCTATTTCAAATCCAATATAATTACGCTTGTTATTAATACAAGCCAAGGCTGTTGAACCTCCACCCATAAATGGATCTAAAACAATATCGTCCTCATCACTGCTTGCAAGAATTAGTCTTGCAAGCAGTTTTTGTGGTTTTTGGGTAGGATGGATGCGGTCTTTTTCTTCATAAAAATTCACATCATCCCATACATCTGTTAACCCAATTTGTGCATGATATGTTTGACTAATCTTATCGTATGGAATGTTAAATTCAAGAATTGTTTGCAATTTGTCCCACAATTCTTCAGTGGGTAATTGCTCGCAAACATTTTTGCCTGTATAAATACTCCACATACCGCCACCGTTTGATTTGACACCCAACATCTCATTGATTTGTTTTGCGGAATAACCTAATTCTTTTTGCCTTTGCTTTAAAAAGGATTTTGCAAAAGGTTTGGGATCTTTACATAAAAATAAAATACTTTCGGTCACATTAGGGAACATTCGATAATTTTTAGTTGCTCGCCCAGATACAGCTTGCATGCCTTTATTTAATACTATTTGTTGTCTAAGTTCAAAACCATACTTTTCTAAAATAGGCAACAATCTACTTAACATTCTAAAATAACCAAACAAATAGAAACTGCCGCCCATTCTTAAAACACGGGCAGCTTCTGCAATCCATTTTTCTGACCATTCAAGATAGTCTTCTTCTGTTCTCCAAAGATAATCCCATTTTTCGCCGATAACCTTAAAATATGGTGGATCCGCGATGATAAGGTCTATAGACTCCTCATCTATCATTTGATTCATTCCGGCGACGCAATCTATATTATAAATAATGTTTGTATCCATTTTTTCACCTTCTCTTTATTTATCGAACCTGATCTCCATTAGCTAAAACAAAATACTGTTCATATTTCACATTGAGCACATTAGCAATTTGATTTAGCTCATCTTGTGTAACCGTATTTCTCTTAAGTTTAACACTGAAATTTTGTGGTGTTTGATTTATTCTTCTTGCCAATTCTGACAAACTTACGCCAGAACGCACACAAAGAACTCGTATCTGTTCAGAAGTAGTCATAATAAGCCTCCATACAACTATTATCACAGTTGACATTATAAATCGTTTGATTGATAATATCAACTGTTTCTTTGAGAAACGAGGGTGGCAAACTCGTTAAGTTAAGTTGACATGCAAAAACGAGGGAGACCTGAACTCAAGTCTGACAATGAAACAAAAAGAAACCTTTGAAAAATTCAAGGACTGCACAAGTGAACTGCCCTGCATCACTGAGTGTGAAGCGTTCAGTTCAGGATTTATCTTGGCCACTCGCATCATGGCGGAAGTGATGCAAGGCTTGGAGGAGGCCGAGAATATGCTACAAACCACAGTAATTTCTAAATTATAAAACAACTCATAAAAATCAAAAATCCGAACGTATCACCATTGATGATAATGTTCGGATTTTTTGACTTGTGGTGGAGCTTGACCGCTCAAATCCGAACACCGAAAGGTCTTGGTTTTATTCGATGTCAGGTTGTAAACGGAAGTGATTTTGTACCATCCGTCAGGCTCATCCCATACCGTAACCGAGTTTACGAGCAGGTCGATAATATGCCTACGGAACTCCTCATCCTCAATATCCCCGTTGCAAAACTCACTCAACCACCAAACGATATGGTCTTTTTCCAAAAGCACATAATCGTCTTGTGCGACAACGAGCCGTTTCTCGATGGCTCGTTTTTCTTTTTCCAACTCTTTCAGTCGGTCGGCTATTGTATCGGACTCGACACCTTTCTCGACCATCTTGACAAGGTTGTTGATAGAACGCTCTGTATCGTGAAGTTGGTCTTTCAACGCCGGGATGATAGAGTTCTCCTCCATCTCTCGAATGGATTCATTGACGGCAATATCGGCAAGTTCATCTATTGTCTCAGGGGTGAGAAGCGTGAGAGCATCTTCCACAACGGCTCTTTCGATAAAGTCCTTCTTCAAAGGCTTCTTATCACAGGTATGCTCTCTCTTGCGCTTTCCGCAGGTGTAATAGAAGTAGGTTGTACCGCCTTTACCTGTACCGCTCTCACCCGTCATAAGCGAGCCACAATGACCGCAAAAGAGTTTTTGTGATAGGAGATAGTCTATCTTTGCTTTACCTCTTGACGGGGCTTCTGCGTTCTTGGAGAGCTTCTTTTGCACAATTGCAAAAGTATCCTTATCAACAATAGCAGGTACGCCGCCCTCAATACGAAGGTCTTTGTATTTGTAAATGCCGATATACCGTTCATTCTTGAACATCGACCGAAAACTGTTCTTATTGAACTCTGCGTTCTTTGCCGTTCTATATCCTTTGGTATTGAATGTCTCGCAAATCTCAGCAACAGTAGCTCCGTTGGCGTAGAGGTCAAAGGCTTCTCGGACAATAGCTGCGCCTGCTTCATCTATCACGAGCTTCTTGTTTTCAATTTTATAGCCGAGGGGGATATGACCGCCTATACTATGACATTTGTTTGCAGATTCAAACATACCTCTTGTGATTTTCTGAGAAAGCTCTTTGGAGTAAAACTCAGCCATACCTTCGAGGACTGCTTCAAGGATGACCCCTTCCGGATTGTCAGAGATGTTCTCGGTTGCCGAAATGACACGAACACCATTCTTTTTGAGTCGTGCTTTATAAGTGGCAGAATCATATCTGTTCCGGGCGAAGCGGTCGAGCTTATAGACAACGATACCCTCCCATAGCTGCTTTTCGCTATCTCGTATCATTCTCTGAAACTCTGTGCGCTTGTCCGTGTCCTTAAAAGCCGATGTAGCCCGGTCAATGTACCTGTCTACTATCTCATACCCCTGTTGCTCGCAGAATGCCGTACAAACTCGATTTTGCCCCTCTATGGATTGCTCGGTCTGACGGTCGCTGCTATATCTCATATAAAGAACTACTCTCATTGCTTACCTTCTTTCAGGTTGAAAGCATAATTCAGCAGCTCCATTTGTTTTCTCAGCGGGAAGTTTCGATACAAGTCAATCAATTCAAGCTCCTGAGCCGTAAATCCCTCTGTACCGTTGATGTTGAGGGTTGCGTTGGGGCTTTCATTGATGGCGTTGAAGAGATGGTTGTTGCATCTATCAATGTGGACAGAGGGAAATCTTTTCTGTTCCCACTTCTCCATTGCAAGTTCAAAGCCCTGTTCTGCTACGGCTTTGATTCTCAGACTCTCGGCAGTGAAGTCGGCACTCGACAGATAGATGTAGTGTCCATCTTTGCCGATGGAATAATCATCACGCTCGTCCTGTTGCACCTCAAAGCCGTTATCATCAAGCCATTCAAGGACTAAGCCTAACGCCTTGCGAGCTAAGTCCTCCTCGGTTTCTTCGCCCAACAGATATTCGATGCTGACATTGAAGTACTTTGCCAACAGGTACAGATTTTTGTCGCTCGGATTTGAGGTTTTCAGGTTACTGCGAAAGTTCTTTCCGACTCCACTCTGCTCAAAGGCGGTAGTAAGATTGATTCCTTTTTCCTTGCAAAGAGCGGTAATGCGCTCCATCAACAATTCCTTGTTCATATCATGCTCCTCCTAAGTAGGGAAAATTATTTTTGAATTTTTCCTAAAACCACTTGACAAGCTCCTAAATGGGGAGTATAATATACTTGTAAACAACAAACGGCAACAAGAAAGACACCCTCGACAAGTTCTTTCTTTGCCGAAGCTCCTCAATGGTATTAGGTATGTGGCAGTACTATTATACCATTAGAGACGAGTTTTGTCAACCGTTGTTGTATACAAAGTTTAAGAAAAAGGAGGTTGACCGTGTGAGAGAAGAACGAGACAGAATCCGATTGATGCTCTATCGGAACACTCTTACGAACGCTTGGCTCGTGAATCGTCTCGAAGAACGAGGTGTTATCACCGAGAAAACGGAGATGAGTTCTGTCCTTCGTGGAGTTCGTAAGGGTGCGAAAGCGGAAACCATCATCAAGACTTCCCTCGAAATCCTCGATGACTATGAATCGAAGATGGGAGTTTGTGAGTGAGTACTCCGTTAGAGGAGTCTACGAAAAAGAGAATCGGCAGACTTCTCGCCAAAACAGTTTCCCGGTATTTGAAGGATGAAGAGCATCGCCGGGAGTTTGAAGAATGGTACTTCAAAAAGTACGGTGTGAAGTATCAATGGAGGTTTGGAGGTGTTTCAACATGACAACCGTCCATAAGAAACGGCATGGCGGTATCAGACGATGGCTTGTGAGAAACAGTCTTAGTTTGGCTCTCATAGGAATCATCTTGCTCTCCATGACGGTGGGTGCGATAGGTTGTTTGGCGTTTCTTCCCAAACCGCAGGACACCTCAACACCCAAAACAAAAACCGATGTTTCGACCGCAACCGTAATGCAGCCGGACATCACAAGTCCGAGTCTTGAACCCGTTCCTGAGCCGCAGGTCTTTTACTTCGATATTCCTCTCTCCGAGGAGTTACAAGACTACATTCGAGAGAAGTGTTCGGAGTACGAAGTGCCTATGGAGCTTGTGATTGCTCTGATTGACAAGGAAAGCTCGTTTCGGTCAGATGTCGTAAGTACGACCAACGACTACGGATTTATGCAAATCAATCAGTGTAATCATGAATGGCTGTCCTCAACGCTCGGCGTGAGTAACTTCCTTGACCCGAAGGAAAACATATTGTGTGGTATCTACATTATCTCAGGACACCTCGAAAAGACCGATGGTAATGTCGAACTCGCTCTTATGCGATACAACTGCGGTGCGAGCGGTGCAAGAAAACTGTGGAATCAAGGAATCTACTCAACTAACTACTCCCGCTCTGTAATGACTCTCTACGAGTCTTACAAAGAGAAAGCCGCCAACGGTGCGGTAACACCGTAAGCGGCAAAGGAAATTAACCCGCTATCATTATAGCACAACCTGAAACAAAAATCAAAGGAGATTTTCGTTATGACAAAAACAAACATCAAAATCGCTCCTTCGAGCGTAATCAACTACGGCGGTTTGGATTGCATCGTTCTCGATGTTGAGCAGGACAAGATTCTTGTTCTCGCTAAGGAATCCATCGGCAATATGCCCTTCGATGAGGGCAACAGCAACAACTTCCCGAAGGGTACGCTTTGCAAATATCTCAACGGTGAGTTCATCAAGAAGCTCAAAGCCAATGGTGCAGACACTTCGGCACTTATCCCTACGACTATCGACCTGACTTCTGATGATGGCTTGAAGGACTATGGGGAAACCACTCAGAAGATTTTCCTTCTCACTTGCGATATGTACCGCAAGTACCGTTCTGTAATCCCTAACCTTGATGATTGGTGGTGGCTTGCAACTGCGTATAGCACTGAGTCTAATGGGTACGCCTACAACGCTCGGAACGTCTACTCGGCTGGTGGTTTGCGCATCACCTCTGCTTGCTATGGTGGCAATGGCGTTCGTCCCGCTTTCTATCTGAAATCTTCCATCTTGGAATCTCTTTCCCCTTCACTCTCCGAGTTCACGACCGAGGAGCTTTTGAAGGAGGTGCTTCGTCGCAATGCCGAGAGTACTGAAACTGAGTGATGACAAGATAGAAACCCTCTTTGATGCAAAAGACTTCGAGTACTTGATTGATAAGTACATGGGCTATGAAGCAGTTCAGTACTTTCGAGAACTGATGAACGAGGTCGAAGAAGAACGGCAAGAGGTCAGGTCTACTCGTTCAGATATTGAATGTCAGACCCTCGACCTCATTTCCCGGATAAAGCTCTTGGATGAAGATGACCGGGAAGAGATTGCCGAGGAGTTCAAGGCTATCATGGAGGATATTTTCGGATTGGAGGAATGAGATGAGCAATCGGAAACTTGGCAACAGTTTTGAGTCCGAGTTGTGCGAAATCCTCTTCAATCACGGGTTTTGGTGTCATAACTTGGCTCAAAATCAGGCGGGGCAACCCGCCGATGTAATCGCTGTGCGAAATAAGGCGGCATACCTCATCGACTGTAAGGTATGCTCCGGGAAAGGATTCCCACTCAGCAGAGTTGAGGAAAATCAGGATTCCTCAATGAGCTTGTGGAAAGATTGTGGAAACGGGGAAGGTTGGTTTGCAATCAAACTCGCTGAGGTGGTCTACATGATTCCTTACTTCACAATCAAAGCGTTCATGAATGAGAAGTCATCCATGACGGCGCAAGACATATTCGAGTACGGGAAGCCCCTCGATAAATGGATTGCAAAATGCAAGTGACTGTCGGCAGTACTATTACAGTCGAGAATCCCTCTCAGGAGTTGATTCAATGGTGCAGCCAAAATCTTAAAATCAGAAACCCCGACTACTCTAAGAAGGTGCGGATGCACTTTTGGGTCGGAAACACCCCGGAAATCCTGTCGCTATATGAGGTACGAGGAAATGCTCTCATTCTTCCCTTTGGTACACTGAGAGCAATCGCCCCGATGCTTCAAGGAGCTGAGACATTTGCAGACTTCTCCGAAGCAACTCCGATAGACTTCAAGTGCCGAGTACCGTTATATAACTATCAGCAAAAAGCGGTCGATGAGGTACTTGCGAAGCACTACGGAATCCTTCAAAGTCCGGCAGGAAGCGGAAAAACGCAGATGGGAATATCCCTCGTGGAACGGCTCGGTCGAAGAACACTATGGTTGACTCACACGAAAGACCTGCTCAACCAAAGTAAAACTCGTGCCGAACAGTACATGAAGGAATCGCTTATCGGGACAATCACCGAAGGTAAGGTGAGTATCGGGAAGGGTATCACATTCGCAACCATACAAACGATGTGTCGCTTAGACCTTGCTCAGTACAAGTACTTATGGGATGTCATCATAGTCGATGAGTGTCACAGATGTTCCGGGACACCTACGGCGATGACTCAATTCTATAAGGTACTGAACAGCTTGTCTGCCCGACATAAGTTCGGGTTGTCGGCTACCGTCCATCGTTCCGATGGGATGATAGCTGCAACCTACGCTCTACTCGGTCAGGTGGTTTACACTGTCCCGGATGAAGCGGTTGGAGACCGTATTATGAAGGTTGGTGTAAAACCTATCTATACCGGGATAAAGCCCGGAAGAGAGTGCATTAACACTGACGGGACTCTCAACTACACGAAGCTCATTACCTATCTGTGCGAAAATGGCGAGCGAAATCATCAAATCAGTTCGTGGATAGTCAGTGAGAGTGAACGCTCCTCCCTCATTCTGTCCGACCGTTTGGAACATCTCGAAACGCTTATGAACACCCTTCCCTCTGATATGCGGAGACAGGCGGTGATGATAAGCGGTAAGATGACAACCAAAAAGGGCAAGGCAGAGCGGGAAAAAGCGATTGAGGATATGCGGACGGGCAACAAGAAATACCTGTTTGCTACTTACTCTCTCGCCAAAGAAGGTCTTGATATTCCTTGCTTGGAGCGACTTTATATGGCAACTCCTCAAAAGGACTACGCCGTAATCACTCAGAGCATCGGGCGTATCGCTCGAACTCACGAAGGTAAACAAGAGCCTGTCTGCTACGACTTTGTTGATGATAGTCAGTACCTTGTCAAGTCGTTCAAACGAAGATGCACCACCTATCGCAAAAACGGATGCTACTTTGTAGAGGAGGACACGGAATGAGTGTTAAGGAGAATCTGAAATATCATACCAACTTTCAAGTCATTGAGAGTAATGTCCCTCCGAAGAACAACCGCAGCGGGTACAAGGGTGTATGGTGGGATGCTCACCGTCAGATGTGGGTAGCGTATATCTCAGTTCACGGCAAGCGGATTCATCTCGGCAGATACCATCGGCTCGAAGATGCTGTGAAAGCTCGGCAGCGTGGCGAGGATGAGTACTTCCTTCCCCTCATCGAGCGAAAAGCGGCTGAGGAGGTGGCAGAGTGATTAAAGTCAATGAACTGTTCGCCGGAATTGGAGCGTTTCGCAAAGCACTTGAAAGGCTGAATATTCCTCACGAGATTGTCGGTATCTCTGAAATCGACAAGTATGCTATCAAGTCCTATGAAGCTATCTATGGTGCAACCCGAAACTACGGAGACATCTCAAAGGTCGCAAAACTCGACTATGCCGATTTATGGACTTACGGCTTTCCGTGTCAGGACATCTCACAAGCAGGTCATCAAGCAGGAATCATTAAGGGCGAGACCCGTAGTGGTCTCCTGTATGAAGTCGAACGGCTTTTGAGTGTTGCCGCCGAACATGAGGAATTACCAAAGTATCTTATCCTCGAAAATGTCAAAAACCTCGTGGGTAAGAAGTTCATCAAGCAATTTGAAGCATGGCTCAGTTGGTTAGATGAACTCGGTTATAACTCCTATTGGCAGGTCATCAATGCGAAAGACTGTGGTATTCCCCAAAATCGAGAGCGAGTGTTTGCGGTCAGTATTCGTAAGGACATTGATAATGGATTCGCTTTTCCTCAACCTCAAACTCTCCAATGCTCTATGGATGATTTTCTTGAAGAAAATGTCGAGGAGAAATACTTTCTTTCAGATGCGTTCTTGAAGGATGCCGAAGAGCGGTCAATAAGAATGGCAGCTATCGGCAATGGTTTTAAGTTCGAGCCGAGAGAGAGAGAGAGAGACGGATAATCGCCCATACAATAACCACCAAAGCGGGTCAAAGAATTACCGACAACTTCATCAAAGAGCGATTGTGTTAGGAAGGGTCTTAGGCAAAAGTGGGAAGTACCATCAAAATCAAGAGGTCTATTCTTCAAAAGGTTTGATTGGGACAATTAAGGCTTGCCACTCCAAAGACCCACCAAAGGTAGGTGTATATGAAGTGTAATCAAATAGGTGTCCTCTCAGGCGGTGTGTGGGACAAAATGTACGAGCAATCCCGGAGAGTGTACGCAACTGACGGATTATCTCCTACCCTACACACTTGCGGGGGGGGGTAATCAGGAAATAAAGGTGGCAGTTATGGAGAACAACGAACAATTCCGCATTCGCAAACTGACACCCCTCGAATGTTGGAGACTGATGGGCTTTGACGATGAGGACTTTCGGAAAGCGGAAGCGGTAAACAGTAATTCGCAACTATACAAACAAGCCGGGAACTCGATTGTCGTGAATGTGCTTGAAGGGATTTTAAGGAATCTACTTCTCTCCGCAGACCCGCACAAGCAGGAAGCACAAAACATCTTGAAATGGCTTGATGAAGTAATGGAGGTGAGAGATTGACTTTTATATTCGACTGCGAGGTATTCGCTTTTGATTGGCTCTTTGTGTTCAAAGACCTCGACAGCGGCGAATACACAGTCATCCACAACGACAACGAAGCGGTCAAGTCGTTCATGGAAAACGACCCTCTTCTCGCAGGTTTCAACAATAAGCACTACGACCAATTCATTCTGAAAGCGGTGCTTTCGGATGCAACCCCTGAACAAATCAAGGAACTCAACGATTATGTCATCGTTCACGGTGAGGTCGGATGGCAACATCCGCTTGTAAGGGACTGCAAAGTTTATTTCGAGCAGTTCGACCTTTTCGATGACTGTCAGGCAGGACTTTCGCTGAAAGCGATTGAAGCCCATCTCGGAATGGATATTCGAGAGTCTGAGGTTGACTTCAACATCGACCGTCCTCTTACAGAGGAAGAACTTGAAGAGACTATCTTCTACTGTAAGCACGATGTTGATGCTACCGAAAAGCTCTACCACCTGAGAAAGAGCTATATCGAAAACAAGCTCATGCTTGGCAGAATCAAGGGCATTCCCGATAACCGGGCGTTGTATATGACAAACGCAAAATTGACCGCCGCTTATCTCGATGCTGTTCCAAAAGAGCATGATGACGAGCGGGAGTATGTCTACCCGGACAACTTGCTCCGAGAGTACATTCCCGAAGATGTATTCAGCTTCTTCAATCGTATTTACGACCGCTCGCTTTCCGATGAAGAGGTGTTCAAGAGCAAGCTCAACTTCAAAATCGGGGATTGTGAGGTAACAATCGCCTACGGCGGGATTCACGGTGCTATTCCTTGCTATCGGGAGAAAGCACAAAACGGCAGACATTTGAGAAACCGTGATGTCGGCAGCTATTATCCCCACCTCATGACATTGGATGGATATTGCAGCCGAAACATTCCTAATCCTCAGAACTATGCCGATATGCTCGAAGCCCGAATGAAAGCGAAGAAGTCCGGGGACAAGGCAACCGCCAACGCATTAAAGCTCGTTGCAAACACGACCTACGGTGCGATGCTCTCGAAGTACAACGACCTGTTTGACCCTCTCATGGGTCGGTCAGTGTGCATCACCGGGCAACTCCGACTCTTGGAGCTTGCAATTCATCTCGTGAGAGAATGCCCTTCCCTCAAAATCGTGCAGCTCAACACTGATGGTATCATGGCAAGTCTCAGCGATGATGACCTCGAACGCTACGATGCTATCTGTCAGGAATGGCAGGACAGAACGGGATTTGAACTCGAAGAGGACACCATCTCTGAAATCATTCAGAAGGATGTCAACAACTATGTCGAGATTGCCATTGACGGCAGCACGAAAATCAAGGGCGGTCAGTTGGTGCGTGGTATTGCTCCGGCAGGAGCGTTCAATATCAACAACAATGCGACTATCGTTGCCAAAGCGATTCTCGACTACTTCACAAAGGGTGTCTCGGTCGAAGATACCATCAACAGTTGTAACGACCTTCTCAGCTTTCAGCTTGTGGCAAAAGCATCGGGTCTCTACTCCGAGGTCAATCACATTGTTGACGGTGAAAAAATCCCTGTTCAAAAATGCAACCGGGTTTATGCCGTCAAAGATACCCGATACGGAACACTCGTCAAGACCCATGCCGAAAAAGGTAACGATGCCAAAATCGGCGGTCTCCCTGAGCGTTGCATGATTGATAATACCAACGAACTTACCGTTGCGGTACTCGACAGGTCTTGGTACATCAAGCTCGCTCAGAAGTATGTAAACGACTTCCTCGGAATCAAGCCGCCGAAGAAGAACACTCGTAAAATCAACAGCTTGAAAAAACAAATCCTTAAAATATTGGAGGTCTGAAAAATGGCAACAAAGAAAACCGAAGCAACCGTTGATACCGCCGCAATGAATGTGTGGCAGAAGCTCCTTGCGGCAAGGATTGAGTTCCTTCGTAGGGGCATAACAAAATCGGGTGTCAACCTTCACGCCGAGTTCAAGTACTTCGAGCTTGAAGATATTGTCCCCGTGGCAACCGAGATTTTCTCGAACTTCAACTGTGTGTTCCTCACGAGCTTCCCCGATGGCAAGGCGGTCGGCAGATTCATCAACCTCGACAATCCCGATGAGCAGGTGGTCGTTGAGTTTACCGCCCGTTCCATTGCAGAGCCGGGCAAGTTCCGTATGAACGAGGTACAGGGTCTCGGTGCGGAAATCACCTATATGCGCCGCTATCTCTACTTCCTTATCCTTGATGTGGTTGAAGCCGATGCGTTTGATGCCGAGTCCGGCAAGGATGCTCCCGCTCCGAAAGCAGAGCCGAAGAAGCCCGTTTCTACTGAGAAGCGTGAGGAAATCAAACAGGGTCTCACCGCCCCGGAAGCCAACGCCGATGAGCTGCAAATCAAGGCTCTGAAAGCCGTCTTGAAAAAGCTGAAAGAGGTCGATTCCACTCAGGAAGAGTTCATTCAGCAGGTAGCAATCAAAACTGAGGGATTCACCAAAATCTCGAAGTCCGCTTGTGAGCAGCTTGTTTTGAAGGTCGGCGAGATGGTCGAAAACTACAACATCGAGGAGAAATAAGTCATGGAATGGTTAGAAGGAAACAAAATCAAGGTCGTACCCCCGAAGAGACCGAAGAAGCTGACGGCAACCCGATTCGCAACCGTTCTCGGTCTGAATCCGTGGTCTACCCCTTTTGAGGTATGGTGCGAAATCACGAGGACTTATCAGAAGCCTTTTGAGGAGACCATTTACACCGCCGCAGGTAAGACCATCGAGCCGAAACAGGCTCAGTTTATGAAGAAGTCCTACTTCATGACGAACATCGTCACCCCGACCGATATTTACGGCGAGGACTACTTCAACCGTACTTACGGAGACTTCTTCAAGGATGAGCCTATCTTCGGCGGTATGTGGGACTACCTGCTCTTCGATGAGAACAAGAAGCCTGTCACCGTCCTTGAAATGAAAACTACCAAACGAGCCGAAGATTGGGCTAAGGACATCCCCGAATACTATGCTCTGCAAGCGGCTTTGTACGCCTACCTGCTCGGTGTGGATGATGTCATCATGGTTGCATCCTTCCTCTCGGACAAGGACTACAAAGACCCTTCGCAGTTCGTTCCGAGTGCAAAGAACACCATCACCGTTCCCTTCAAGGTGTCCGAGAGATACCCTGAGTTCAAGAAGCTCGTGAAAAAGGCTGAGAAGTGGTGGAAAGACCATGTAGAGACGGGTATCTCCCCGGCGTTCGATGAGAAAGCCGATGCCGAGATTCTGAAAGAACTTCGCACGAACACCCTCAACCCTGAGTCGGATATTGAAGCTCTGCTCCGAGAGGGTGAGGAACTGAAAGCAGAAATCGACCGTCTCTCTGCCCCCATTGAGCCGCTTGAAAAACGCTTGAAGGTCGTTACCGACATCATCAAGCAACACGCTCTTGCTCAGTTCCGGGACGGCGATAAGAAGGTTTCCATCCGTGGAGAAAAGTACGAATGGAATGTTTCTCGCTCCGAAACCTCGGAAATCGACAAGGACGGTCTGAAAGCTGATGGTCTGCTTGCTAAGTACACAAGAGCAAAAGTCAGCTACCGTATCACAACCAAAGCCATTGAGGAGGAAGCATAATGTATATCAATCCGTTCGTTGCAGGTATTCTCGTTACCGTCATGGTCGAGCTTATCATCGTCATTGCGGGTGCGGTTATCGCAGCCGCCAACAAGAAAAGAAAGTGAGGAAAACACAATGAAGTTTACAAAGTTCGTCAAGTCCCTTGCATCCGAGGGCGTTATCTATGAAACCAATCAGATTCTCGAAAAGCGTTGGCTCGCTTCCGTTTCCGTTCTCATGGCTATCCCCGATACCGTGAGAAGCGTAACCGCTTCCGACATCAAGAAAGCCGGAATGATTCCGACAGATGACTACGAATTGGTCGGTATTATCTTTCCCATCATCGAAGAATAACAAGGAGGATAAAGCAAATGGCTAAAATCGCATTGACTGAGGGTTTTTCCCTCATCCCGGAAGGAACGCACATCTTCAAAATCATCGAGGTCTCTTACAAGGAAGAGTTCGGCAAGTTAGAGGTCAAGATGAAAACCGCAAAGGGTCAGACCCATACCGAACGCTTCAACCTTATGAAGCAGGACGGGTCTATGAATGAGGGTGCGTACAACGCTTTCTCATTCTTCGCAAAGACCGCTTTGCAGGACTACACGCTCACCGAAATCGACCACAACGACCTTGTGGGGCGTTACATTAAGTGCAGCGTTGAGCATGATGTTCAGCCGTCCAACAAAGACCCGAACAAGACCGTCACCTTCATTCGTCTCGGAGATAAGTCTCCCGCTGACGGTTTCGATGAAGAGGAAGTTCAGACTCCCGCTCCGAAGAAAGCTGCTCCTACCGCAAGCAAGGCAGCACCGAAGAAAAGCGGCGGTTTCGACCTCGACTCTCTGTTGGGCTGACAATGGCAGAATCCAAACTGCTGAGGGAATGCACGAAATACCTTAGTTCTGAGGGTATCTACTATACGAGAAGTTCTCCGGGTGTCCTCGCCTGTATCAACGGGCAGTTTGTGATGTTTGAATTTGAGGAAACAACACCACCTCGCAAGCTGACAGCGAGCGGCGGTCTCAGCTACCGCCCTCGCTCCTTGCGGGACTTCATCGGCAAAGTACGAGCAATTCAGAACGATACTTGCGGTAGGGAGTGAGGTATTATGGCATTGGAAATAGGAGGAATCACGCAAATGATTACAAGTAAAGTCGAACATCACGCTCGTATCTGTGAGGAAATCAATAAGCTCTATGAGCGTAAAAATCACGACTATGGTGATAGCTTTCATCAAACTTTCAGCGAAGAAGGAATGGCAATGGCTCGTATCCGCTTGGGAGATAAGCTCAGTCGCTTCAAGACTCTTTCCCGTGGTGGTGAGCAGAAAGTCAATGACGAGTCCATCCGAGACACATTGATTGACCTTGCCAACTACGCAATCATGACTGTGTTGGAAATGGAGGTTGCGAACAATGACGGGGAATGAGTATCAGAAGGAAGCTCTGAGAACGGCAAGCGGTATGAACTATGAGCATCATGGTATGCTCATCAACGGTGTACTCGGCTTGTGCGGCGAAGCGGGTGAAGTCGCTGACATTGTAAAGAAAGCTACCTTTCAGGGTCACGAACTTGATACAAAGCATATTGCCGAGGAGCTTGGGGATTGTGCTTGGTATTTGGCAATCGCAGCCGCCGCTATCGGCATGGAGCTTGATGATGTTTTTGAAATGAACAAGGCAAAGCTCCGTGAGAGATACCCAGATGGGTTTTCAAGTGAAAAGAGCATTCATAGAAAGGAGTACGAAGATGGACAGAGCCAACAGAATTGAGATTTTCAAATCCATGATGCAATGTCTCAATGACCCGGAAATCCCGGAAAAGCTCGAAGAGTGGGGTTTCTTCGATGCACCTGCATCTACGAAATATCATGGTAACTACAAAGGCGGTCTTTTCGACCATTCTTTCGCAGTTACCGAAGCTCTCGTTGACCTCACCGAAAAGAACGGTCTCATTTGGCAATGCAATCGCTCTCCGTGGATTGTCGGAATGTTTCACGACCTCTGTAAAATCGACCAATACCGTCATCCTGTCACGGGAAGAATCGTTGACGGTGATAAGTACTGTCCCGTCTATGATGAACAGGCATGGGAGTACAACACCGACACTCTCCTCAAAGGTCACGGAGATAAATCGGTCATGCGTTGTGCATCGCTGCTCCAACTGACAGAGGAAGAGGTCATGTGCATCCGCTATCACATGGGAGCGTTCACCGACAAAGAAGAATGGCAAGACTACACGAGAGCGATTCATCGCTACCCGAATGTCTTATGGACTCATCAAGCCGACATGATTGCGGCTCATATAAAGGGGCTTTGATATGAAAATCATTAAACCGTATCACGAGATTCTTACCCCGATTGATGGGGTGCAGATGCTCAAACACATTGAAAGCTGTGGTCGTATCTGCTACAAGAGCGAACACAAAATTACCGATGATAGTTACCTCTCGTTCGTGAGGAACATCGTCAAACGAGGACATGAAGCTGTTCTCGAACATTCCTCTCTTTCAGTGAAGTTCGTATGTGACAGGGGCGTTTCTCACGAAATTGTCCGTCATCGGCTTGCTTCCTACTGTCAAGAGTCTACCCGGTACTGCAATTACTCGAAGGACGATTTTCAGAGCGAAATTACCGTCATTGAGCCGTCCTATCTTGACAAGAGCGCAGCGGGGTATCACATTTGGGAACGCTCTTGCAAAAACGCCGAGACTGCCTACTTCGACCTGCTCGACTTTGGTTGCTCTCCGCAGGAAGCGAGAGCCGTTCTTCCGAACAGTCTGAAAACCGAAATTGTGATGACCGCCGACCTCAGAGAGTGGAGACATTTTCTGAAACTGAGAACTTCTCAGGCGGCTCATCCGCAGATTCGAGAGGTTGCTATCCCTCTGCTCAACGAACTCAAATCCCTCATTCCCGTCATCTTCGATGACATCGAGGTTTGAGATGAGCTACCGAAGGGTCGGCTATCTCGAACAATGTTGGTACATCATCCGCTACTTCGTCCGTAACCTGTTCAGGAGGAAGCAGAAATGAGAGTAAAACAGTATAAGGGTAAGATTTTCGGCGCAGACCTTACCGCCAAAGAGCGACTTGCTATGAACATCGAAATCAACCGTCAAATCGTTGAAGCCGACCGAAAGTACACAAACGATATTGATGCGATGGTCTTGTATACCCTTCATGTTCATCTTGGTTTCGGTAAGAAGCGACTCAGGCGGTTTTGGGAAGCGTTTCAGCAGGAGCATAAAGCCCTTGTTGAGTATTATCAAATGCCCGATGATGGTGCATGGCTCTGTCAGAGAAAATTGAAAGACATCGGTGTGGATGTCGAAGAATGGAACAAGGAGGTCAACGATGAGACTGAAAAACAACAAAGGTAAAGTCCATTTCATCATGGTTGCGGGAAAAGACTTCGTACAGAACGAAATGGGTATCAACGCCGCCAACGCTCTTATCGAAAAGGGCGAAGTAACCGAGAGCAAGCAGTTTGAGGGTTATCCCATTTGTGTTGACGGCAAGTACTTCTTCGAGGGTACATACTCAAAGAAGAGAAAGAAATCCGCTGCATCCCCGGAGGTTGAGCCGGAAGATGCACCCGAACAGGGATAACGCTCTGTGAGATACGCTAATCTCCCACCCGACATTATCACTCTCCCTCAATGGGTCTGTGTGTGGAATGGCTCGAAGATACCGATGAAAGCCAACGAACGCAAAGGTGCATCGTCCGTCAACCCGGAAACTTGGTGCGATTTTGAGACGGCGCAAAAAGCCGTCAGCGATGGTATCTACGACCATATCGGGTTTGTGTTCAACAACAATGGAATTGTAGGTATTGACATCGACTGTGGTTTCGATGAGGACGGCTTTTTATCTGAAACGAGCATCGACATCATGCGAGCTTGTCGGTCGTATACCGAAAAGTCGAGAAGCGGCAGAGGTGTTCACATTCTACTCAAAGGCGATTTACCATTTAAGGGCAAGAATAACGGTAACGGAGTGGAGATTTACAAAAGCAGCCGATACTTCATCGTTACAGGTGAAAAGCTCATCTATGAGACGATGATAGAAAATCAGGAAGCGATTGATTATGTTATCGGCAAGTACTTCCCGGAAACCGTGAAGGAAAATGATAACCCCGGCAGCTCTCAGCGTATCTATTCCCCATTGTACGAGAAGCCGGAGAATGGGAAAATCTCCCTCAGACCGAAGTACCCGCCCATACCGAGAGGGATGAGAAACCTGTCTCTCACCTCTCTCGCCGGGCAGCTTCACAATCAGGGCTACTCGAAAAAGGAAATCTATCAGGAGCTTCTACACGCAAATCAGGTCGCTTGTTCTCCTCCTCTTCCTACGAGTGAGATTCAGACCATCACGAACAGCGTTACGAAGTACAGGAGGTAAGAATGAACGAGGAGTTTATAACAAAACTGCTCGCAGAACTCTTCGACTTTCCGTGTAACTTCTCCCCATGCGAGGAGGAGTTACACAACTCCGAAGAGAACTGTGTTTGGTGTGAGGAGCATTGCAACAAGTGTGATGCAGCCGATTGTTGGATGCATTATTTTGAAGTCAAGTTTGCAGAAAAAGGGATGAGCGTTGACACTTTAATCGCTCTTACAGAAAGCGTTGATGAACAGCTTTCGGAACTGCCTCAACGACGAATATTGCAAGACAGAGAAGCCGCAGAAGAAAAACTTCGAGAGTTAGAACGCTATCCTTCTAAGCCTTGCTTCATGTGTGTAAACGCACGAGTGGATGATGAGCTAACCGATGACAACGACTTCTCTTCCATTGGGGTTGGCAGAGCTATGAAGGGTTATCGTTTATCTATCAACTCCGGGAATCGCTCCCCCGTAAGCATCGAAGTCGAAGCATGGAATGAGCAAATGCAAAGAAACACCATTGTAGCAAGCTATCATCCAAAGTTTTGCCCGAACTGTGGCAGACGGTTATTTGAATATGAGGAGGTGAATGAAAATGAGCGAAGAAATGATAGCTGAGGTAACTCCCGAACTGTTCCAACTGAAAAGTGGTCAGCTCATCCTATCCGAAGAGCTTTCGAGAAAGATGTTCTACATTATGAACGCTCACCCGGAATCCCGGCAGCTCGACAACAGCGGGTATTCATGGGATGAAAGCGGCATGGCAGAACTCTTCTCGGAGTGTTACAAGAACGACACCCGGTACTGCCCGGAAGCGAAGTCGTGGTACACCTACGACAACGGTGCATGGCGTAAGGATGTCGGCTCTCTGCTTGTGGCTGAGAAAATCAAAGAGTTCACTCGTTTGATGGTCTTATACTGCGGAGAAATTACCGATGAGGAAAAGCGCAAAAGCTATTTTGCGTTCGTAAATAAGATGGGGGATAGGCGTTTCCGTGACAGACTAATGAAGGATGCTGCTTCCGTCTACCCCATCTCAGCATCTCAGTTCGATGCAAACCCTAACCTCATCAACTGTCTCAATGGTACATACGACTTGGAGACAATGAGCTTCCGAGAACACGATTGGCGTGACTATCTCACAATGCAGACCAATTTTGAGTATACCATGCAGGATGACATTCGCTGTGAGCGTTGGGAAGAGTTCATCCGTGAAGTTACGAGTAACGACAAAGAGAAAGCTGACTACCTACAACGGGCGTTAGGCTACTCCATGCTCGGTACTTCCAAAGAGGAGTGTATGTTCATCCTTCACGGCAAAACGACCCGTAATGGTAAGTCAACGCTGCTCGGAACGATTCACCACCTGCTCGGCGATTATGCTTCTGTCTCCCCCGTGTCGATTATTTGTAAGACCGACAGGGCAAAGAACGCAGAAGCAGCTTCCCCTACAATCGCCGCCCTCAAAGGAAAGCGGTTTGTGACAATGGCAGAAAGCAATCAGTACGGTAAACTCGATGAAGAAGTTATCAAGCAGCTCACAGGCGGCGAGGAAATAACTGCTCGGAATCTGTATGAGAGCATGATGACCTTCCTTCCGCAATTCACAATGTGGCTGTCTTGTAATGACCTTCCGAGTGTGCAGGATAAATCCCTGTTCGCTTCCGACCGTGTAAGGGTCATTGAGTTCAACAGGCACTTCACTGAGGAAGAACGGGATGAGAGTTTGAAGGATGCTTTCAGAACGCCCGAAGCGATGAAGGGTATCTTCACTTGGCTCGTGATAGGGTACTTCCGTTATAAGCGTTTCGGACTGAAAATGTCCGAGAAGATGAAGGAAGTCATCAAGCAGTATGAGCGTGACAATGACCTTGTATTGCAGTTCCTTGAAGAGCGTTGCGAGAGAAATGAGGATGCAAGCACGAGGGCAAAGAGCCTATTCGATGCCTATAAGATTTGGTGTAAGAGTAATGGGTATTATGTCTGCACATCGAAAAAGTTCAATGCCGGACTTGAACAACACCCGGAATGGCACAACGGTAAGAAGGTATCACATGGGTACACTGTTTTTGATGGTGTTTCCCTGAAAACTTGTTCATAAATTATTCACAAAGCCTGTTTAGCGAGCGTTTTGGGTAGAGCGGGTAGAGTAAATTAGCTTTTTTCTATAAAGTGTCTTATAGAGAGTACTATATAGAGGACTTTACTGAAAAAGCCGATTTTCCTCTACCCACTCTACCCGACAGGCAGAAAGGAGCATACGAGATGAAAGACAAAGAATTGACTGACATCGGTCAGCAGGTAGCAAAAAGAGGGAGACCGAAAGGCTCAGGCGGCAACGAGAGGAAAGACCTTTCTTGGAACGGAAATGAAAATCTTTTACCGGGGGATAGGGGTCGCTATTTGCGACACGCCCTTGCGAGTTGGGATTTGCCCGTGATTGATATATCCGATGAGAAACAGGTTGAAGAGCGTATCATTTGGTACTTCAATCATTGCGTAGAAGATGACATTAAACCGACTGTTTCCGGGATGTGCAATGCACTTGGTATTGAGAGAAAGACATTTTATCAATGGCAGGTTGGCGAATGCAGAGAACGCAGCCACACCCCCATTATAAAAAAAGCGAGGGCAATTCTCGAAGAAATGTGGGAAGATTGGATGGTCGATGGCAAGATTAACCCGGTGGTTGGAATCTTCCTCGGAAAGAATCACTTCGGTTATGCTGACAAGCAGGACATCATTGTTACGCCGAACAACCCCCTCGGCGAAGCAAGAGACCCGGAAGAGGTGCGGCAGCGTTATCTTGATTCTGTGGTGGTTGATGAACTTCCACCTGATGACGGTGAGGAAAACGACTGAGAAAATAAACTTTTTCATTTTCCGAAAAGCCGCAGAAAGGACTTTTCAGAAGGTCAAAAATCAGCTTGGCAAAGTTCGCCCCGCCTAACTCCCACCGAAATAAAACGAAAAGTGAACGAAAAGAGACCCATTCGGGCGGCGATGCTGTCCCGGGTGGGTCTCTCGGTCGTTTTTCGGGCGTGACTCTGTGCGCCCTCTGCGGCTCTCTGTGGGGCGTTTGCGTGTCGGGTAGTATCTCTATACCCCTGCCGCCTTGCGTGGCTCTGTGGGCGTTTCTGTGGGCTTCTGTGATGGCATAAGGAAAGCCGCCCGGCATTATCTCCGGGCGGCTATGCGGTCAAATATGGATTTGTGCGGCTTCTGAGCTTCCCACCATTGCACCCGCTCGGCGATGGCTTCGGGCGGTGTCATGGGTATTTTGATAAGCTCGCAGCCCTTCGGCGTGAGGTAGTAGCCGAAACCGTAGCGGGGCAGCGTTTCCGCTCCTTTGGTGTTGATGATGTTTCGGGAGTCCTGAGCGGTCGGACACCGTAATGCAACCCGTGAATCAAGATTGACTTTGATTTGACCGTTGATAATGTCCCGTGTTGGTCGTTGGGTCGCAAGAATCAAATGCAGGTTTGCAGCTCTTCCGAGTTGTGCAAGGCGTATTATCTGCGGCATGGTTTCCCGCTTCTGTGTGGTCATGAGGTCGGCGAACTCGTCCACAATAACAAATATGTTCGGCTCGCTGCTTTTCTTCTGCCGGGCGGCTTGCATTCGCTTGTATCGCTCTTCCATGACCTCAACAGCATACACCAAAGCGGCGGCGATGTCGGGCGGCTCGCTTGCATAAATGAGCGTGTGCGGTAGTTCCTTATAGTCGATAAGTTCAACCCGTTTCGGGTCAATCAGGATGAAGCGGCAGCGGTGCGGGGCTTTGTAAAGTGCGGTGTAAATGAGCGTGTTCAAAAGTACGCTTTTACCGCTTCCCGTACTTCCTGCAATGAGTAAATGCGGCTGTTCGAGCATATCGAGACAGACCGCCGCTGCTGTTCCTCCGGGCGTTTTCCATTCCTTCGGCATTGTTCCACCTCCTACGAAATGAGCCGGGACGAACTGCCCCGGCTTGGTGTTATATCTCCATTGTTGCGAACTCTCGCAGCTCGGCGGCTATGTCCTCCGGGCTGTTTGCGTACTTTCTCAACCATTCCGGGAAGTGTTGCGCAAGATAGCATTGCAGGTTGTCGAGGTTGTCCGGCTTGGTGGCTATGAGCTTTATAGCTCCTACGAAATCCGCCGCCGCTTTTGCTATGCTGTCGGGCGTGTAAAGCACCTTGCAGGACTTCCCGCCCATGCAAATAAACTCCCGGTCTTTTCCTGCGTGTTCGCAACGGCTCACGCAGTTTTTGCAGTTGTCATATTTAATCATGTTTGCGCCCTCCTCAAAAGATGCGAAAAAGATTGCTATTTCGTGCGGTGATGGCGTAATATTCGCCCGTTTCCGTGTTCTGAATCAAACCGCCGTTAATGCCGTATGTGCCGGAACTATAACCGACTTTCTCGCCGTGTTCCCACTGCTCCATAACTTCGGCGGCGGTTGCGTTGGTGAGGTCATGTGCCATACCGCAGCGCACGAGGTTTTTTAATTCTTTCTGCGTGTACTTTCTCATTTTCTCGCCGCTCCTTTCGTGAGTTCTCTATAAATCAGGTCTGTTAAAAGCTGCTCGGCTTCCTGTTCGGTAAAACGGGCTTTTTCCTCTTCGGTTTCTTCGAGGATTGCGCCGAGGTCATCAACCGCAGAGCGGTTATAATAATAGCAGGTGTCAAGGACTCCCGCCAACCCTGCGCACCAATCCCGGAACGCCAACCGCTCGCAACCGTGATAATAGCGGAAGTCTTGCGGTAGATTGTATTTTTCATTCCTGAATGTGTCAAGGATAAAGGCGGCAACTTCCGGGAACTCCTGCGGCGGGTTGTCCGTGTACCCTTCGGGCGTGAATCCGTCCATGATATAAGCCCGGATATTTGCGGCGGCTTTCTTGGTGTTTGTGCGTAACATTGTAAATCCTCCTTGTAATTGTGCCGGGTTTGTGCTACAATAGAGGAGCAGCCGCCCGGCGTGGGTTGGTTTGTGTGAGCGTTCCCGGTCTTGCTTTCTCAGGGCTTCCGGGTGCGCTCTCTTTTGTTTACGGTATCATTATAGCACATTCGCATTTACTTGTCAAGAGTTTCTGCGAAAGTTTTTCAAGATTTTCTGCGATTGTCAGCCGTTCGGCGTTTCAAGTTGCATTTTGTCCGGCTTTCGGCTCGGCGTTGCTCGCTGCTCAGGCGTTCCGGGGCAGCATACCCCCGGAGGGGGAAACCGGGCGAGGGTTTCGGGGCGGGGGCTGTCTCTTATACAC